CAAGTTAACAAAGAAATGGCGTGAAGCAGAGCGACAAAAAGAAGCCGCTATTGATTATGCTAAAGGCGTTCAGCGCGAACACTCTCAATTAAAAACAAGATTTTCAAAAATGGAGCCAAATTATGTGAAGGCTTTAGAAAATCGCGTAGCCTCTGGAATGGATGCAGCTAAAGCTAAATTGACAGCGGCAAGAGAAGCCGGTGACATTAATGCTGAAGTGGAAGCACAAAAGTCCATTGCACAGTTAGGTATTGAAGAAGTGCGTCTAAATGCTTTAAAAGATAGACAGTCTCAAGAAAAGGAACAAGAAGTTAAAACTCCAACTCTACAAGATACCGTTGGAAGAACTCCACCTCCTGATCCAAAGGCTGAAGAATGGGCTTCAAAAAACGAATGGTTTGGCAAAGACAATGCCATGACCTACACGGCTTTTGATTACCATAAAAAACTAACCGAGCAAGAAGGATTCGATCCGAATTCGGACGAATACTATGCGGAGATAGACAAGCGAATGAAGCTTGACTTCCCACATAAATTTGATAATACTAAGTCCCAGGAATCGACTAACCGAACACAAATAGTAGCTTCAGCGAAGCGAAGTGTTCACCCAGGTCGCAAAACTGTGAGACTCACATCGTCTCAGGTAGCAATCGCTAAAAAACTAGGTGTGCCACTTGAAGAATATGCGAAACAATTAAAAATCACGAAGGAGGCATAAGCATATGCAAAACGACAAAGTAAAAACTTCCCGTGCGAGCCAAACCAGAGAAAAAACTGTTAAAAAAGTTGTTTGGACTCCACCATCATCTTTAGATGCACCCCCTGCACCTGCAGGATTTCATCATAGATGGATAAGAGCCGAAACTATGGGCTTTGATGATACAAAGAACATGGCCGGTCGATTGAGATCAGGATACGAGCTTGTAAGAGCTGATGCATATCCAGGATCCGACTATCCAGTGATGAATGAAGGTAAATACAAAGGGGTAATCGGAGTTGGTGGCCTTTTGCTGGCAAGGATACCAGAGGAGATCGTCAAAGCGCGCGATGATTATTTTAAAAAAGTAACTCAGGACAAAGACGAAGCGATTGAAAGCGATCTTTTGAAGGATCAGCACCCAAGTATGCCGATCAATGCTGAGAGGCAGACACGTGTAACCTTCGGTGGGACTAAGAAAGACTAATTTATTAGCGATTCCTAACCCAACGAAATTTTATTAACCGTTTACAGAGCAATCTGTAAACTACGGAGAAAACTTATGGCAAATCAAGACGCGCCTTTTGGTCTACGACCAATTGGCAAAGTTGGCAGTAACAGAGATGCCCAAGGTCTATCAGAATACGAAATCGCAGCTTGCGCTTCCGCAATTTACCAAAATGATGTTGTAAAAGCATCAGGAGCTGGTATTGCAATAGCAGCAGTTACCGATAACGGAGCACTGTTAGGTTCTATTCAGGGTGTTTTCTTTACTGACGCAACGACGTCGAAACCTACTTTTGCAAATAACTTGAAAGCAAGTAATGCTGCAACAGATATTAAAGGTTTTATACATGATGATCCATTTCAGTTATATGAAGTGCAATCTGATGCTTCTGGCGCAACTGCGCAAGGGGATATCGGAGCAAATGCTGACTTTGCCGTTGCGGCAGGGGCAGCACCACACTACGTATCTAAAACTGAACTAACGGATACTCAGTCGACGACTACAGCGAATCTTCGTATTATGAATGTTTCTGATGACCCAGACAATAGCGACTTAACGGCTGCTAATTGTAATTTTAAGGTAATCATCATCGAACACTTCTTAACAACTACAACTGGAGTATAACTTATGGCTATATCACGAGGACAACTAGTTAAAGAACTAGAACCTGGCCTAAATGCTTTATTTGGGTTGGAATACAAGAACTACGCTAACGAGCACACACAAATATTTGATCAAGAAAATTCAGACAGAGCTTTTGAAGAAGAAGTTATGTTATCTGGATTTGCAAATGCTCAAGTAAAAGCAGAAGGACAAGGGGTTGTTTTTGACAGCGCTAATGAAACCTTCACTGCTCGTTATACGCATGAAACAATTGCTTTAGCGTTCGCAATCACTGAAGAAGCGGTTGAGGACAATTTGTATGACAGAATCGCATCTCGTTATACAAAAGCATTAGCTAGATCTATGGCTAACGCTAAACAAGTTAAAGCAGCTAACGTGTTAAACAGAGCGTTTAACAGTTCATATACTGGCGGTGACAGTAAGGAACTTTGTGCAACGGACCACGCTATTGTAGCTGGTACAGAGCAAAATGAACTTACTACTGCGGCAGACTTAAACGAAACTTCATTAGAGCAAGCATTGATTGACATTGCTGCGCTAACTGATGAACGTGGTTTAAAAATTGCAGCTCAAGGGAAAAAAATGATTGTTCCTTCTGCGCTTCAATTTACTGTTGAGAGATTGATGAAATCTCCTGGTAGAGTTGGAACAGCTGATAATGATATCAATGCAGTTGTATCTATGGGAATGGTTCCACAAGGTTATGTGGTTAATCATTACTTAACTGATACAGATGCTTGGTTCATTAAAACAGATGTACCAAATGGACTAAAACACTTTGTTAGAGCACCAATCAAAACCGCTATGGAAGGCGATTTTGATACTGGTAATGTTAGATACAAAGCTCGAGAAAGATACAGCTTCGGCTGGTCTGACTGGAGAGGTATCTTTGGATCACCAGGTGCGTAATAGCAACTAAAACAAATTAATGAGGCGGCCTCAAAACCGCCTCATTTCAACTATAAAGTAAGAAATTCGACTATGAAAAACTTCAGAATTCAAATCCGGTATGATGGCTATTCCACTGACTTCGATGTTCAGTGTAAAGACACTCCTCAAGATATCGAGAATTCAATCCTTGACAAACTGGGAAAAGATGAGGTAAAGTTCGAAAAAAATGGATTTACCAGCAAGACTGGTAAGTGGATTACCTATGAGGAGGTTAATCATGATCGAGGACCTATACAAACACAAGAAGTCCTTGGAATTAAGTTGGGAGCAAGAGCATCTTAATCAGGGTAGATATACTCTTGAAATGGTTAGAATTGATGATAAAATCAGAGAAATCATCACTCAAATCAAGTTAGAAGAAGCTCGTCAGCAAGAACTTAGAAATAAAATTGCTGAAGTACGTCCCGAAGTTTCAGTAGCTACTTAATAAAAGCTACATCCGAAAACACACTTTTCACCACAGAACCGCTTGCACTCTTTTTAAAAAAGAGCTATAGATTAATCACTATACATTAAATTAAGAACGTAGACGAGTATAGTCGACGACCTAGAGACTACGTTCGCATAATCTAGGAGGATTATAATATGGCAAATACAACATTTAGCGGTCCGGTTCGTTCGGAGAACAACGTACAGCTAATTAGTAAAACTGCATCTACGGGTGTAGTTCATAACAGAACCCAAGGTTTTGGGTTAATGGATGCAAGAAGAAAATATCTTTATGAGCCTTTTCTACAAAGACCAGGCCTTAATGCTATAAATATCATCGACCCTGATGCAAATGATGCAACAGCGTTGGCAGTAACACAAGCAGCTAATAAAAACTTTGAAACATTAGGTACTAATTATACGACTGCTTTGACTACTTTTTCAGCAACTCAAGCGGGAATCGTAATGACAACTGCAACGACTGATCAAGATCAAGCAATTCTGTTACCACACTTAGACACAAACCAAACAGCTTGGAGTGGAACTAAATGGGGAACTGAAAACCAAGTCGAGTGGGAATGTTCAATTTCATTACCCGCACTTGATAACCAAAAAGTTTGGGCAGGTTTAAAATTGACTAATGATCAATTGCCTCAAACGGATGCGAATCAAGCATATTTCTATTATGCAACTGACGCAACAAATGGACAAGCATTGTCAGACTATTCACCATGGTACTTTATCTATTCTGTTGGAGGCACTGACTACCTAACAAACACAGGTATTACAGTAGCAGCAGATACAATGTATCATTTCAAAATTGCGATTGATAGCGATAGAAAAGCATCTATTTTTGTAAATGGTGTGCAGTACAGTGTAACTCAAACAGCAGCAACAACTTTTGACGGTTCAACTGAAGTTACTGGAACAACTCAAGCAACTATTGCGGAAAGTTATTCAGCTACAAATGCGAACACTCAAAAATCTGTGGCTTTAACAGACGACATTGATTTAATTCCATATATTGGAATTGAATGTGGAGCAGGGGCAGCTGAAGTATTAAACGTACACTACACAGCAATAAGTAGACACGTTTTTGAATAATAAATAAATTTAGATGGGGCTTCGGCCCCATCTAGTAATCTTGATTAAGGAGGGATTATGGCAAATACAGTAACAGGACCAGAAGTTTTACAAGAAAACGAAAAACGAGTAGTACTAAAAATAGTTATAGAATCAGACGGTAGCACAAGTACAACAGTATTTTATGATGCTTCAGCACGTACGGTAGGAGGTGCTGCTGCACGAGGAGCTTTGCAAAGAATTTGGTTTGCATGTGATACTGGAGATGGCGGCGATTCACACGCTCGTTTAGATTTTGAAGATTCAGATGGTGATCGTCCTTTACTAGGTTTAGTTGGGACAGGATACTGGGACTTTAGAGAATTTGGTGGACTACCACCAAGCACAGACGATAATACAAACGGTGATATTAATGTTGTGATACCGAGTCAAGCGGATGACGGTAACATGTACACAGTTGTAGCAGAGTTTATTAAAACAGGCTCAGCATAATAAGGAGGTAGCGCATGGCTAATACTACTTCCGGAACAGTAACGTTCGACAAAACATTTGCTGTAGACGAAATAATTGAAGAAGCCTACGAGCGAATTGGCTTACAATCTGTTTCGGGATATCAATTAAAAACAGCAAGACGTTCTTTAAATATCTTATTTCAAGAATGGGGCAATAGAGGTTTGCACTACTGGGAAGTAGGCGATACTAATGTTGACTTGATCGAAGGACAAGCTGAATACACTTTCTATAGAGCATCAGGAGATGGAACTTCTTCTGTCACAGTTGGCGGAACAACAGGATCTTCAACATATGGAATTGCTGACGTTTTAGAAGCAACTTATAGAACGGGAAGAACTGAAACCACTCAAGCGGATTCTGCTTTAACGAAAACAGATAGAGCAACTTATTCTGCATTAGCTAATAAATTATCTAAAGGAACACCTTCTAGATATTTTGTTCAAAGATTCATAGACAAAACAACAGTCACTGTTTACCCAACACCTGATTCAACAGCAGCATCAAAAGATATGCACATCTATTTTGTAAAAAGAATACAAGATGCAGATTCAACTTATACCGATGCAACAGACGTTCCATACAGATTTGTCCCTTGTATGGCATCAGGATTATCATTTTATTTAGCACAGAAATTTGCACCTCAAAGAGTGCAAGAATTAAAATTATTATACGAAGATGAATTAAAAAGAGCTTTGGCAGAAGATGGTTCTTCTACAAGCACTTATATAACTCCGGAGTCTTATTACCCGAGTG